GAGACTGGTTGTACGCAACGCGGAAATAACTCGGGTCAACGAAACCGTCCGATGAGGGCGTCCATGACACCTGAACACCGGAACCAAAAACTTGGCTGACGGTCGCGTCATCCACGACATCCGGCATGTTCATGATCGTCACGGATGACACAGGAGTCCACGACGAGTACTTCGCATTTGTGTCATTGTCGGACCGGATCATCACGTTGAACAAGCCGTGGGCCTCGTTGAACAGGCCCTCCAGATATGAGGCGTTGAACGTGTATTGGGTGTTCAGGGCGTTCTCGTCGCCGACGTTGCCGGTTGCCACTCCGTACGGCCCAGCGTTCCCTTCGTCGTTAAGACCGAAACCGATGGCGTAACGCTCGGGGTCAATGTTCCCATCTGTTGGCGCATCCCAGTCGGCGGTGACAGTTCCGTTGAAGTAGTCAACGGTCAGGGTGAGGTTTGTTGGTGCCCCAATGGTTTGCGGAACAGTCGTTGTTGTTGTCGTGGTTGTCGTCGTGGTAGTTGTCGTCGTGGTTGTTGTGGCTGGTCCGCCATCCAACTCAACGTCCGAGATGACCAGTTCGTAATCAGGCCCGTCGAATCCCAACCCGCGTTGATTGCAGCAATACCCTGCCCGAATCAGATAATCGCCAGCAGTCAGGCTCGCAACAATTTTTGAGGAAACACACTGATCATTGATGTTGTGGTTCCCGTCATCATCTTGGGTGATCAGCGTCCCAGCCGTTTCAGGCCCATCGTCATACAACCACAGGTACGGGTCGGCTCCACCCTCGTTGCAACTTCGGTTGGAGTTTCCGTAGATGTACACGGTTGCGTCTGCCTCAAGGGTGAATGTCCATTCGGACTCAACTGTCACGCTGTAAGAGGCTGCCGCGACGCTTCCACCGCTCAATAAAGCAAGAATCGCAACAGGGGCAAAGATCCCTAAGCCCTTGCGGCGAAACCGATTTGAAGACACAACCCACCTCCAGCCTAATAGATAATACCAGAGTAAATAAAGAGGAAATAAGTTGTTTCACAAGGGAGAAAGGCAAAGCCCCCCAACCCGAAGGCTGGGGGGCTGAACCCTAAGCCCGAAGGCCGAGGGGATGCCTAACTCGTATGTCTGATCAGTTAGATCAGGACGGAGCCGCGTCGAAGTCCACCGAGACGAAAGCCTCGGGGCGCTTGACGGCGAGCGCGAGGCGCTGCTCCGCCAGAACGACGATCGCGTTCCGGACGAAGAAGTCGCTGTGCTGCTCGGACACGCGGATGCTGGCCTGCTCGCGGTCATAGAGTTGAGCGCCGGTACCGAACGCACCGACGAGAGCGGTGCCCTCGGCGATGGCGGGGGTCTCAACAACCGGGATGCGCCAGATGCGCGGCTCGCCACCCATGGCGACGGAGACGGCAACGAGGTACTGACCATTTGCATCCTTGGTCAGTTCGATGTCTTCCCAATCGTTCGGGTGAAGGACGACGCCGGTCGGCTCGTAGTACGAGAGGAACGCCAAGGTGGCGGCGCGACGGATCGCGTCAGCCTTGGTGTCCGCAACCGGAGAGGTCGCACCGTCAGACCAAGTGTAGGTCTGGATGCCCGAGGTCTGAAGGACGCCGGTCAGGTTCTCACCCGAGCCGTCACCGTTGAGGATCTGCTCATCCTCTTGGAGACGGAGACCGTACATCAGTTCGTTGTCGATGATCGAACGCAGTTGCGGCTCGTCAGCGAGAACGTTCCGGTGGGCAGCCTCCCAGTGGGCGATGGTACGAACCGGAGCCTGCTCACCAACGAAGGTGAACGACGACTGGGGCTTGGCACCGAACGCCGAACCGCTGCGCTCAGCAACGGTCGAAGCGGCATTGGTGAAGCCAGTCATCCGGAAGTACTCAATCACGGCAGCCGTGGTGGTACGGGTCGGGAAGAGGTCACGAACGCGACGGGTCCGCATCGGGGGAACCACGATGGGATCACGCTGGATCGAACCGAAGGCACCGGGGGTGCCGGTCGGAAGAGCCGAATACACGTCCTTGACGTTATAACCGGTGAAATCAGCGGCCTTGAGCGACCACGGTGAAGGCATGTTGGCGCCGTTGCGACCGCCATCAAGGGCCTTGAACTCAGCGGACTCGGTGAAGAGTTCGCCGAGGCTCTTGCCCCGGAGCGCTTCGCGGATTTCGGCGGCGTGCTGGGCAGCATCAGCCTTGGCAGCGACCGACTCGGTGGCCGGACGCTCGCCCCACTGCTCTACCTCGCGCATACCCTCAAGACCCTCAATGAGGCTCTTGATTTCCTTGATGTCGGCCATGTTGCGATCGAACGCGGCCTTCTGATCAGCGGAGACCTGCATGACGCCATCTTCCAACTTGAAAGAATCGGCGATCTCCTTGTTGTCAGCCATCTTCTTGCGCAGAGCGCCCTGAAGTTCGCTGAGACGGGATTCGTCTACTGACATTTTCCTACTCCTCGTAGAAATAGATGTGGATGGATGTTTGCTTTTGACATTTAGGCTCAGGTAAGCACCCAGCCACCGCTGTCTACAGATAGATTACACCGTGTTGACCTTCCGTAGTGTAAAGGCCAACAAAAGAGGTAATAGTTAGAAGATCCTCGGTGTAACAGGAGCAGGCAAAGATTTAGAACCAGACCTACGAGGATGGTCTTTAGGTAGCAAATCGTTATCAGTTACATAACGCGGATTGCTGGGTTTACCAGTAGCAAGAATCCTCAAAAACGCATTCACACGGGCAAACGCCCACTGCGAACGAGTCTTGCCCGGACGATGAGAAACGGAGAAAGCACCGGCGCCACGACGCCACACAGACTTCAAAGCGCCCAAAGAAGCCATCGCGTGATCAGGCTTATTCTGCTCACGCATTTTCTCGTTGTGCTCTTTCACTTTCTTCTTCAAAGTTTCAACAGTTGCGGCACTCAGTTCGATCCCGCGACCCGAGGAACGTGAAGCAGCAGAACCCTTCGGATTTCTACTTGACCCACTGATCCGCTCCTCCGGAAGAGCCGGGGTGGCAGACTCCCTATTCGGGTTGGCCTTCGGAAGCGCCTTGACTTCCTCCCGCCCACGCCGACGCATCCGCCTATCAAGACGACGCGCCAAACGCCTTTCCATTTCCCGTTCACGCCGAGCACGATCACGAGCAGCCTGCGGGCCGACGCCCATGCGACGACGGTAATCCGAAACATTCGTGCAAGGCGTCCAAACGACATCACCATCCGGTGTTTGTCGGCGGGCAATACCGATGCACCCCAAAGTGCGTGCCCTCAAACGTGCCGCATCTGGCGTTGTGAAAACGTCAGGGTCTCCGAGGCGAGGCTTCGCACGCCCATACAAGAAAGATTTACCGGAAACTAGACCGCCGCCCGGAAGTGTCTCAATGCTCAGAACACCACGCTCACCGAGTGGTTCCCAGCGGCGAGGCTTCTTGCCAACCCGGCGACGCTTCTTCGGTTTCTCCATCTCAACGATGTGCATCTTCTTCTTCGGTTCAGCACGATCAGAAATCCGGTTCAACTCTTCCGCTGAAGAACACGGCATCAGTTGACCGTTCGGCCCCTCGTGGGTGCCGGTGCAACCCAAGTAGCGGGCCATCCTGCGGATCATCCGCTTGCGATCCTCGGGCTTATCGGCCACGACGACGAGGCTTTTCTTCAGGAAGACCTAGATTAGAACGGAGAATGTTGACTTCCGAGGGATTTCCAGCAATGCCGAATGTCTCAAAGTCTTCGTCCGCTTGGGGCCAATTCTCTTCCAGTGCGTAGTGATAGAGGGCGGCGTAAAAAGCATCTTCGTCTGCCAAGTCATCGCTTAAGTAATTTGCAAGGCCAACAATTTGCGTTCTGCGCTGTGATGAATAAACACGCTTAAAGAATAGATCTACTATTTCTTTGCGGCTTTCATCAGACAGACTTCTGTCATCTGGTTTGTTATCAGCCATCGGTGTTCACCAAAATTTCTTTCACAGTCGATCCACTCATTTCTGACAACGCTTGATTGAACAACAGTTCTGCGTCTTCAGAATTGTAAACCTTTTTCCGAATGTCTTGCGTATTTTCAAAAGTGTTTGAAAAAGGGTTATTGCCATTCGCTAAAAGTTCACGCTTTCCTTGGGGATGAGAAAAGAACTCATGCCAGTAATCGAAGTCACCACCGCTGCCAGCAATAACAAGAACTCGCTTATCAAACTTAATTGCCCATATTGGAGAACCAGATTCACCCCAAGTCTTATCATCACGAAAGATTACAACAACTGGCCAACTCATTATCGCTGTCTCCTTGACGCAGAATCAACAAGATTGAAGAATTCTTCAATATCATTATCTGCCCTTTCAGCGCGGATTTGAAGAACGTCGAATATTCCACCAACTTTTTCTTGGAAGTAACGATCTCGGTCCGCGCCAGTCAAAACTTCTCTTTCCGGGCCAACGATTTGGGCGTTTCCAGCATCGGCAATATGGCGGGCAATGAACGCCTCGCGACCCATTCCAACAATGCGTCGCATTGCCTCTGCCCGTTGAACGATCTCACTGCGAATTTCATCCCGTCTAGTCTTGTCTAGTTCAGCAACATCCTTAATGAGATCCTTATCAGCATACCCCATCCAGTGCGATTCTTTAAAGTAATGAGCGACGCCCCTATTTCCGTAAACATAAGATCTATTGGCGATACGACCAAAATCGGAAGCAACAGCAAAAGTATTACCATTCGAATCTTTAACCGCAACAACATTCTCGCCATGCCTGTCACCTACGGCAAGGAAAAAGTTATGGAAGAAGGCGTTTACACGAGAAGCAGCAGCCTTCTCGGGAACGTTTCTAAAAGCAACTTGAACATTGTTAGAATCAACAGTACCGAGCCCCTCGCCGAAATTGCCCCAATAAGGAACAACAACACCAACTTGGTTGTGGCCAACTACGGGTCCGTCGAAACCAGCGCCATCCGGGATGAAGCCGAGTGCAACACCGAGGTTCCACCCCGCAACTTCTCCTACTGGGTCATCGTAGATGCCAGCACCATATTGGTTGGGATTTGCCGGGTTGGTGTTACCCGCTTTGACAACCCATCCTTGCCCTGTCGGTCGCCCGTCCTCTCCACGAAGACGATAAATCCATACTCTAGACATTGCACCAGTTCTCGCCCTCGTGACATGGAAGAGTTTGCTGCTTCCTTCCAAATTTTCATCGGCGTTAAGTCTGAGTGCATCACCCCAAAACTCTGGTGGAACATCGCGAAGAGATCCACCATTTCGGACGAACTGTGCTGCCGCACGACCGGATTTGATATTTGAGTTCGCTGGTCGCATAGCAGATGGAAGTTCACCGATGCTATGGCGTTCAAGAAGTCCACCAAGAAGTGGATTCAAGGGAGCAACTTGATGGCCGTAGCCTCCAACCTTGGGAACGTCAACACCTTTCGGAGAGATATCCCAATCATCAAGGTGTATAACTCCGCTGCCAAGCGTGGCGTTGGCCATCATCCATGCTTTAACTTGCTGACGACGCTCGCTGATTGACTCCTTGCCTTTTGATGACTCAAGCGCAAGAATTATTTCCATGTGAGCAGGTGAGTGTCGTGGATTGAACGATGCTTCCCTCGCCTGTTGCGAAAGATATTCGATCATGTTGCGCTGTGAATCATTCAAAATAATGTCACTAGCACCCGCGTCATATCGAATTAATTCTCGGTTCATCTTCCGCCAAAGATATTCGGTTTGCTCAGCATCATCCAGTCGGTAGCCAACCCTGCCCCAAATGTAGGGCCCATCTGCCGCGCTACTAACGCCAACTTTTTCAAAACCGTTGGCTTTCATCCAGTTCCATGAATGGTTATTGAAATTTGTTGCTGCTCCTTGGCCTTTAGCCGAAATAACGTTGTCGGGAACTGCGTCTCCATTTACATAAG